GGAGTGCCGCGTTCTCCTGCTGCCGAGCAATCATCTCAGCTACGCTCATCCGGTTGCTGGCAATGTTCTGTCCAGTGTTCTGCCGCATCTGTGCGATATTCGTGCCGACATTAGCCTCAAAGCCAGCTTGTTGGCTTCGCCCACTGGCAATGTTCTGTGCAGTGTTTAGGCCGATATCAGCAAGCGCACCAGCCCTGCCAGTTGCGAGATTGCCCATCGCACCAGCCCTGCCAGTTGCGAGATTGCCCATCATGCCAGCCTCGCCAGTTGCGAGATTTCCCAAAGCACCAGCCTCGCCAGTTGCGAGATTGCCCAAAGCACCAGCGCCTTGGAAACCATAGCCTGACAGCGTGTTCAGATTACCAATCTGCTGTTGTAGACCCTGCGAAGCCAGACCCTGACCGAATCTCTGTAATTCCTTTTGAACATTACCACCACCAAGACCACCAGTGGCTGACGCTCCAGCAAGGTTCGACCTCATGCCCTGTTCAAAAAGAAACTTCTCATAAGGAGATTCTTGACGGGCAGCGTTGAATGCATCCTGGCCCAGCGCACCTGATAATGCCATCTGCTGTTGATAGGCTGTTTGACCGCCTTGGTAGAACGGCTGAAAGTAACCTCTAGCCTCACCATAGCCCTTGGTAATATCGCCCCTAGCGCCACCATACCCCTTGGTAATATAGCCACTAGCGTCATCATACCCCTTGGTAATATAGCCACTAGCGTCATCATACCCCTTGTTAATATCGCCCCTAGCGCCAGCAGCAGCGTTCTGAAGGTCTGTGATATTTATCCCGTACAGGTTGTTGATGTTTGCCAGCGTACTTTGAAGCTGAGACGTTGCACCGGACAAACCCTTCTCGGCGGCTTGTTCATAGCCTGCCAGACCTATAGGCGTAGCCGCGGCTTGCTGAGCAGCATACCGCTGTTGAAACTCGGCAAGGTTGAAACCCATCGCCTGTTGCACAGCCTCTGGACTGACCTTGTTTTGCTGCATGACGGTATAGATTTGCGCATCAGTCGCGTTCGGGTTAGACCTGAACCAATTCTGAATGTCCGCAGCAGTAACCGTGCCTGCCGGACTTGTAGGCGTAGCCGCATTACCCGTGCCTGCCGGACTTGTAGGCATAACCGCAGTAACCGGGCCTGGCGGACTTGTAGGCGTAGCCGCTGTTTGCGCTGCGTTATACCGCTGTTGCAACTCAGCTGGGTTGAAACCCATCGCCTGTTGAACAGCCTCTGGAGTGACCCCGTTTTCCTGCATGACGGCATAAATCTGCGCATCTGTGGCGCCAGGGTTGGACTTGAACCAATTCTGAATGTCAGCCGCAGTTGGCACGCGTTTCAGCATTTTCAGCCTCTCAAATTCGGGACGGTAGGATTGATGAATCCCTGCATAGCATTCTGATCAAATGGCAGCATCTGGGCCTGTGCTGGTGCTGGCATTCTACCGCCAAGCAACGCAGCTCGTTGTGCAGGTAGACCACCAAGGATTGCTTGTTGGGCAGCGTAGTTCCCACCTTGCATAGATTGCATTTGCGGCATAAACATTTGACCAGCAAGCCCCAGGCTTCGGTTCAAAGCCTGCTGACGTATGTCGCCAGATCGTTGATAGGCTGGGCCAATCAATCCTCGCGCTTGATTCAACATGCCAATCTGTTGATCAGTTCTTTTCTGAGCCATTGCGTTAGCTTCATCAGCACTTTGACGGGAAAACACGTTGGCTTCGTTGGCTCTTTCCTGGTTGTAAACATTAGCCTCATCAGCCATTTGCCGGTAGAAGGCGTTAGCTTCGTTGGCTCTTTGCTGGTTGAAGGCGTTAGCTTCGTTGGCTCTTTGCTCATAAATTGCATTGGCTTGATTGGCTTGTTTGCCAGCAGCCCGACGATCAGCCGCACCCCCAATAAGTTTAGCACCACCAGAGACTATCGCCATTGTTATCGGATCAAATCCCATAAACCCACCTCTCTTTCACTTTTTGGAATCCAAGTAATTCCAGTAAATTTGTTAGCCCTTTACGACTATCAGGGGCAGTAGTCCACAGTGTAGTAAATCCACGATCTTCTAGCCATTTAATTGCGTTGCGCATTGTTTCCTTTACCGCCGCCCGATCCCTGAACCTGCACGCTGCATGAATCTCCAACCCGTCATCGTGCAGCCTTGTAACCACCAACAACTTGTCGTCCATAACCAGTGTTGTGAACTCATCACTCAGGCTGGTGAACCTTCCTGGCAACAGCTTGAGAATGCTTGGCTCGTTCAGCCAGTCGATTGCTTCTTCCTTGCTGCATTGCCTTACACTAATAGCCATCCCTGTAACCTGTTTCCACCGATCTCAGGGAGCATCTTCCGGTATTCAATTGCACCAGCGGTGCCAGCAGCGTTTATATACAGTTGGTACTGCCTTGCCTCAACCACACCTTCAGGTGAACCAGCGCCTACAATAGGGATACTTAACGATGCATCAAGAGTCCATGTCCTGAACGCTTGAGCCATCTTTCCTGACCCATCAACGATAGGTTGTCCCGCATTCAATAATGGCGTCATTTCACACCGCCGATAATTTCAGCATCCAACCGGATAATTACAGGCTTAACTGCGTCAGTCAGTGTAAATCTGAATACCTCAAACCGAGAGACTCGACCGTTGCGCCTCCAAATAGCACGCCTGTCATATTCCCCGATCTTACCTATAGCCCGCGCCCTTGGGTCTGACCAAGTTTTTCCATCCCTGCTGCGTTCCATTGTAATCGTTGGCTCGGTCACTGCGTCATTGCCAACACCTGATTCGACAGTTAATTCAATCGACGGTACGAACATTGATTTCATGTTGTTTTGGAAAGGCTGAGTGGACACTCGGCGGATAATAGTATCCCCGTATTCAGTAAATACTAGAGGATCAATTCTCCCAATCCTGCCGTCAACAAAGTCACCACACAATATCTGATTGTATGCCTTGCACATATCGGAGACGCGAAATCGTGACAATTCACCCTCAAGGAATGATCGCCTTTCATGCCACCTCTTTGACGCCATGTCATAAACCAGCGTTCTTAAAGGAAGCGTGAACCCTATGAAATAAGCACCATTCTGAGCGTAGGCCCATGAATAAATATCCTGAAGCTGTTCCTGTGTAAGATTTTGTAACAAGTTATCAATTGGTGTTGTGGATATTTTTACCGAGTCGTTACCCGACAGCGCCCAGATAGACGGCCCCTCATTCTCTCCACCGCCGACCCATACAAACGTGTCTTGAGCGTTTATCAAAGAGTATGGGGCCATTACGCCTTTCTGAATAAACAGGCCAGTTCTTTGAAATGGAAAGTCAGCACCGCCTATATTCTGGAATGCTTCAATGGTTTGCGAACCTGAAATGAATAGTTGATTCTTGAAGACTATGGGAGCAACAGTAACATCAGGATCAGACTCAGCCGTTCCATAATCCAAAGCGTTCCAACTTGTCCCGTCATTCGGTGCAGAACAGATAAACTTTTTTGTATCCGTAGTGCATACGAAGTAACTGTCCACAAACACTACAAACTGTGGATTACCATTGGCAGTGAAATCAACATCCGTGATTTGAACTAGCGTATCAGTGACATGGTTGTAGATGTACCCATTACCACCAGGAACCATCACCATCAGTTGAGTGCCGTTGTCGGCCATTGATACACGCGCAGTACCGGCGATACTCCCAAGATCATCCAAGGAATACGATGCAACACCAAGCACCACCGTTTCAACGATCTTGTATAGCCTGTCACCGTTTACCGCATACGCCACGCCTGACATTTCGTGCATACCGCGGTTCTGATTTTGGATAGTCCCAGAAGTCACCAGTTGAACAATGCCCGGCGTACCAAAGAGATTCTCCTGCGACAGCGCAGCAGTCTCACTGATGTTCGGATACCAGTTCAAACACTCCTGCGCACTCAGTGGGAGCGAAGGACTAATATAAAACCCATTGGTAATCGGAAGGGCTGGCATTAGTTAATACTCAATACAGCTCGGCTTACAGTGATGTTATTTGTTGCCGTAGAGTTCTGAACATAAATCTCAATGTAGTCATTAGTCGCCATCGATATTTGATACACAAGTGGAACCGCTAGGTGTTCGCCAGTGTTTACCTTTGCTTCGATTCTTGAGCCAGCAATTGCAGCACCGTTCTTGTACAGATAGACCTGCAAATTCTGATTAGAGCCGCTGGCTGGGTCTAAGCTCAATGCTGCGTTGATTGTCAGTATTTGAGTCGTTGTTCCAGTGTAAGTAATTCGGCCTGCTGTTGTGCAGGTTGCGTTAGTAGACAGATCGACAGTCCACGTTCCAGCAACGCGGACAGGTGTAGCAGTGGACGCTATTACCGTCGCAGTAGCGTTGCCCTGCATATAGACCTGACCACGCACCTGCTCCACTGCCGGAGTGTTGGTAATCGTGATCGTGCTGCTTGCCGCTGTTAACGTGATGCCTGTACCAGCGACCAGTGAGACAAAGGTCGGACTGAGTGCTGTCGTATTCAGCATCAACGGAGAGCCGGTGGCGTTGACAGTAAAGTTGTGGGCTACTGTAATTCCATTCTCTGCTGACACGCTACACGCAATCCCTGCGCCGTTCTCAAGGTTGCGGATGTTGTTTACAGTGCCTGAAACATCCAGCACCGGAGTGCCGGTGACATTTCCATCCTGCACAATCGACCCGGTTACCCCAAGACCTGAAAGGAAGTTTGCATAGGTGATCTGGTAGTTGTAGCCAGCATTGAAGAAGCCCAGCGACGACCCAGCAGGGACTGATGTCTCTTCAATAAACTGGCTCTGTCTTACGCCATACGAACGGTCAACCATTTGTCGATGTCTCCAATCCTATTAGTCCGTTGGTTTCAGTAGCAATGCCAGTCTCGTCACCAGTGTAGAAGTGCGACGAATAACCGTATAGAGACTCTTCATTACCAGAACCAATCGGCAGTGTAGATGGTAGTTTGGTCGGAGTAATGATCTGACCGAGTTGACGCATTGCCTGCATCCCTTCCCTTGCAGTCAGTGCAAGTTCAGGAGTGACTACACCGCCGTAATAGGGAACAGACTGAATCGCCATGTTGGCAATCAATCCAGTAATCGCACCTGGCGGAACGGTAACGGAATCCGCTAACGTAGATACATTGGTATAACCAAGGTTGACGCCCTTGGCAGCGAGTGATGCCATGTAGTTATTCATGGCGAATATGAAATCCTGATACTCGTCAGCCTCTAGTGGAGCCTCTGACGCTTGTACCAGAATTGCTTGAAGTGATGCCTTTGCGACTTGCGCGACAGTAGCCATTTAATCCTCTTTCTGTTTTGGTGGACGACCTCTACGCTTGGGCATCTCATCTGCAATGGAAGGTTGATCTTTAGGAACCCAACCCAATTCTCTTGCAGTGTCACGACAGTCAGGGTTTATTTTCACCTCCACGCCGCTTGGTTTTACCCAGATTTCAAGACTCATCCTTACACCGTCATGCCGTAGGTTTCTGTCAGCATTTTAGCCGTAATCGTAACGAATGCCATCCATTTAACCTTGTCGGCCCAATACGCAGCAGACATCTTACCCTTCTTGATATTCTCACCATGCCGAGCCTTAAACGACTCTCGCCGGTTCTTATCTGATTCAGATTCACCTTTCCGTTTAGGACTACCAGTTACTCCCTGCTGACCGAATCTAATCGTCTTAACGGTGTCACCAGATTTGGCAACAACAACGTGCGATTTCGTGGGATGTTTAGGAGTTTTCTTCGGCTGGTTGTAACCAGAAACGCCTACTTTACTGAGACGGGAATCTTTCTTCATAAAAAAAAGGGGAGACTTTCGCCTCCCCCTAAAGGTTATACGCCGAACCCTTGACCAGCCATCAGCGGGTTGAAGCAAGCGTAAGCAGGCAGTAAGTCGAAGCGAATCGACTGTGAGTTAGCGTTACCGTCACTGTACTTGCTGATACGGATGCTCATACCGTCTTCGGTAGTCGCTACTGTGTCAGTTGAGTACAACTTAGGCAGCTTCACTGTTCCCAGACCGAAAGCCTGTTTAGTGTAGAACAGGTTAGGCTGGTACAGAGTCGCAGTAGCAGACACGATTGTAATTACAGCGCCGTTAGCAGGAGCCGCAGTTACAGTGTTGTACTGACCACCGGCTTCATAGATTGCTGGGCCAGCAACTACCAGAGTGCCTTCGCCAGACGCGCCGAGCGTTACGTCAGCAGTCACAACACCAGTCCAAGCCACGTTTGTGCCAGTAGCACTGACCATTGCTTGACGGGTAGAACAGTTCAGACGGTTGACGTTCGCAATGGTTACCAGTTCGCCAGCCTTCACAACCATGTTTGCCTGGAACGCAGTGACCGCAAGTGATTGGGTCATTGTGTCCTTCGCAGTAACATAGGTCGCATCAGGTGCAGCACTTAGAGTACCAGCACGATCCGCGCCAGTGCTAGAAGTGAAGCTCGCCAGAGTCGTTGCGCTCAGAGCACGAAGACCACCGAAATTGGTGCTGATCTGGGCATTTTCCCACGCAGTACGGATCAGGCTGTCAACAGAGTTGAGACCTGACTGAGCACTTGCCAGGCCAGCTACCGTGAACGGATTCATCAGGTAGTAACGGTCGGCAGCAGGGTTAATACCGATCGAGTCCATAAACGCACCAGCGCCAGCAACGTCAGACCAAGCATCTACTGCTGTGCCGTGAGTACCATAACGCAGTGAAGAGTTCTTCAGCATGAAGGCTGCGAAATCCAGTTCAAGGTCAGTCACGATACGTCGAGCCATCGGCGCCAGAATGTCTTCTAGCTGATCAAGCTGAATCGCTTCTTCTAGGTTGCCCCAGTCAGTCGCAGCAGTGAAGTACTGCTGAACTGTACCAGTTGCCTTACCAGCAATGATTGAGGACTTGGTAGAGGAAGAGATGTCACCGCCAGTGGTGCGGATGGTGTTGTAGTCATGCGGACGCTTGAAGTCTACAGTGCTACCGCTAGAAGGATTGAACTTGTCGGACAGAAGCTGAGTGTCCACCGTCTTTGTAATTACACGGGAATTTTCAAACGCATCAAGGAAGACCCGCGCTACTTTCCGAGTTACGTTACTACTTAGATTATTAGCCATCTCTATTCACCTATTCAAAAGTTGCGCCCCTTGGCCCCTTCGGTTTTGGTGCAATCCCAGTGGGTTGCGGTGGCCGAATAGGATTAGGGACATTGGTTAGTCTTGGTTTCAGGGCAGCAGCCTTCGACTTGATGAGTGTCGCAA